GAGAACAAATGAACAAAGTTAAATTCACACACATCACACGAACTATTGATCCTAAAACTCGTATTCATTATCTTGATGCGATTGATGAGAATGGCCAACACTGGACTGCTGAGATGTCACATCAAGTAGAAAAGTGGTTGTGCTTCACTGATGTTTGGAAGAAAGATGTACAGGTGCCCTACGACAAATGATTACTCTACTTAGTGCTTGTGTATTGATGGGTTGTCTGCAGGATGTTCCTGTAGTTGTAGGAGATCCTGTGCGTTATTATTCCTCACAGGTTTTCAAATCTAAAGAAAAGGTTGACAGGATCCGTCCTGCGTGCTACATTGAAGGGGTCTTTTACGAAACGTGTCCTAAATGATTGAAACTTTACTTGTTGCTAGTCTAACTTGTGGAATTTCTACATATTATGGAGTCGGAGATGGATTTCATGGACAAACAACCGCCAATGGCGAAAGGTTTGATGCTTATCGTTGGACTGCAGCTCATCCTCATCTACCTATGGGTACAAAAATTAGGGTAACTAATCAAGACAATGGAAAACAAGTAATTGTGAGGGTGAATGATCGTGGTCCATATTCTCATGCTGACATTGATTTGTCTTATGCTGCTTTTGCTCACATTGCTTCTCCACGTAAGGGCAACGCTGTTGTATGCTGGAGAGTAGTTGGTTAAATAGTCAAAATTGCTATCAATACAATGCAAGATTTTGTTCGAAATACAATTGAATATCATCTGACATATAGAAAACCAGATGAAGCCTTTGCTAAGACAGACATTTATTATAATGTATTGATTGCATTGAATGAGGCAAAGAGACTGATTGAAGAAGAAAAGGTATCATTCTATTCACTGAATGAAGTACACACTAACACCAAAGGATTTTTGAACCATGGGAATGTTTGATTATTTCAGATCTTCATATGATTTGGGTGAACAATTCACAAATGTAGTGTGTCAAACCAAAGACATTGAAGATGGTATTGGTGGCACAATGACAGACTACTGGTTAGATCCCAGTGGTCTTTTGTGGTATCCAAGTTATATTGGATGCTGTAGCATGGAAATATATGAAGAGGGTCATCCTAAGTATGATCCAGATCGTAAATGGTTTAACTTTGAATGGATACCTACTGGTGTGCATGGTAAGTATCAACCACACTATCTTACAAAGTATATTGAAGTGTATCCTGCTAATTGGAAAGGTAAATGGGAGGATTGGCCCAGGTTGCGTATTCATTTCAAATGTGGTAAGATACAGGACCACACCGATGTGACAGGACACCGATGCCCCGAGCAAAGAAAACTGAAGAGACTAAACCAGTAGCAAAGAAGAAAGCACCAGTAAGGAAATCTATTACCAAAGCAGATACTCAGGTCATCAAACCTACGAATGATATTGATAAGTTTCCACACGAAACATTTCCATATCGTCTAGAGCATCAAGAGGTAAAAGGTAAGAAAGTGTGCTGGTTCTCACATGAATCACACGTCCATAAATACATCGAACGGCACAAACTTGTCAAAAACACTTATATTGCAGAATGTTTCAGCAATCTATATTAAAGATTAAGAATCGTTGATTTGTGTTGCTTTCCAGATAATATAGTATGGTAATAGAGGAGATTCCTATGACCCAGGATGAATGGAACGAGTTGAAAGCACTCAAAGCAGCAATATCAACTGCTCCAGCATCAGTCCATCCCGAAAAGATGGAACGATTCACTGAACTTATGGTTCAGAGTCTTTATGGTAAAGGTGATTACGTTAATCAAACAAACCCTACCAATTACTAATATGAAATTCACGGAACTAGCAATCAAATCTCTTCATGAGAAACTAGTTGAACTGGAAAAACGTGTTGAGTATTTAGAGGATGAGAACGTTGGTTTATCCAATGAGTTATATGAATTGCAGAATCGTTTGGATATATTACAAGAACCAAAGTGGGAACATCTATCACAATTTAGTTTAGGAGATTCATAGTGGAAGAAGATTCGTTAATCGTTGAAGAGAATGAGGATGGAACTCTGTCAATCTCTTGGGATAAAGAAGATCCTAAGTATTCATTAATGAATGACTTGACAGAGGAAGAGATTACTGCTATGTTAATGGAATACATTCGGAGAGTCACTGATGACGAGTCCCTATTGGACAGTAATGAATGATCTGAGCAATACGATCACGAGCTATCTAACTGTGCGTGATCTTATTCGTGATAATACTGAAGATCCCAAAGTTCTTGACATGGCAGTAGAACTGCTTGAGTACTTTATTGACAAACAAGATAAAGCATTTGAGAAAGCATGGGATGTAGTTGTGAAAACGCCCGTAGATGATATTGAACCATGTATGCCTCCTTGGGGACATAGTGATCTTGAATATCAATCTGCTCAGGCAACTATTCAAGATCTAAAGCATGATGCTCTCTATTCAGATGATCCTGCTTATACTGAGAATGATAAAGATCAGATCTACAAGAATTATCGTGCTGCTATTGATGAATATAATGGTCTGCACATGAAGCATGAAGATCTTGTGACTGAGTATGATCGACTGCTATTGGATTATGAACAACTGCAAGATCTATTCTATAAGGTAGATTCTGAGCATGATGAACTGAAAGTGAAGTATGATGAATGTCAGAAGAATTATCATATTGTTGTCAGTGAAATGAAACACTGTGTTGAGGAATTAAATCAATGAAACTATTTCTAATGCATAAGTTTATGGGTGTTCCAGTATTATCTGGTGTATTCTCAACCTATGAAGAAATAGATGAGTTTAAAGAAAACTATTGGGGTAATTCTAATAAAGATTGGCATGTGATTGAGGTATCAGAGGATGACTTTGATATTAAATTCACTAAAGCAATGACAGGTGAATTAAACTTTTGACAGGGGGTTGACAAGGGGCAGCAAATCCTATATAGTAATGCAGTTGTTCACGAAACGCACAATTTCAATGGGTAAAACTTATCGTCGATCCAATGATGACTACGGTTCTTATGGTCGTCCTAAATCTCTGAGGGAAAAACGTCAGTATGGGAACAAAGTTCGCAAAGGATGGTCTAATGTCAGTGATTATGATGATGCACCCCGTGAGTATCAATCTCGTAAGCAAATGCCTGCCGAAGATAGAGGAGAATGGTAATGAGACTAAAATCTCACGAATCCCCTAGAAATAGGGGTAGAAACAACAAATCACCGAAACGATCTGCGAGAACCAGACAACTCCGAAAAGCACGGAATATGTTTCTCCAGTCTATCGATAAGAAAAACAAATCAGAAGGGGGGTTGACAAACTCCCCTTTTTCTTTTATATTACATAGGTACTCAACGGAGACAAATGACCAGCAAACGAACATTGAAACGATGGTTTCAAGATCCTATCAAGAACGCAGATAAGATTATTGAAGATCGTCTAGATTGGGGAGCATCTCGATGTGAATATCTCTCAGAACATACCAATCGTGATGATGCTTATGCTCTTTACAAAGAGTATGAAGAATGGGTAAATACTGAGGACAATGAGACATTCAATGTTCTTCTTCTCGATCAAATTGCAACTTACTGATAACAATGACTGAAGGATTTATTACACTAACCACTCGACTCTCTGATTCTGAGTTTGAGTTTCTTCTCGATAGTCTTCGCAATCAAAATGATGCAGATGACTATGAGTTTGCTGAGGCAATCATCGACAAACTTTATCAAAATGCTCGATAGTTACAGATTGTAACAGGGGATTGACAAGAGACCTAAACACTCTTATAGTACACAAGTAATCAACGGAGAACCATGCTAGTTTCTTTCAATTCAGACGTTCAATGTGAAGCACTGAACCGTGATTGGATTGATGATGCGATTGATGATGAGATTGATGATTATGGTGATTGGGAAGTCACCATGGATAACGAGTTCGGTGAGTTTGAGTATTGATTATGACTCACATCATTGATCACCTTGAGAATAATGTTAATTGGGATAAAGTTTTCGGTGTTGTTGATTCTCTGTATTCTGATGCAGGATTTTCATCCAATGCCGATAACTTTGCCCGTGCCACTACTGTAGAGAAAGCACTCGCAAAGTATTCTGATCTTATCCGTGTAGATAAGACTGGTTATGACTTCATCTACATTGATGGTGATACAACTATCAAGATTGAGATGAAGATGGGACAAAACTTGTTCTACAAACGCAAAGATATTCATGCCACGAAGAAGTTCAAGGTTAAATCTTTCCTCTCTGAAAAGAAAACTGTTGAAGATTTCAAGCAAGATTCTACTTACGATTATCTGCTGGTAATTGATCTGAGTGCCCGTCGTGTAGTTGTTGTTGAAGATGAAACTGCACGTTCACTCTATCAAGAAGGTGCAGATGGTGCAATGATTGAACTGAAACTGGGTGACTACTACCAGTGTGATATTGGTGAAGTAAATCCTATTACACCTAAACTTACTCTGTCTGATGAAATCAATCGTGCTATTGATAACTATTTGGATTTCTGACCTATCACATAAGCAGCACTGATCAGAAAGTGCTTGACAGACTCCCCGATCCCATGCCATACTATCAAGGTACTCAAGAAAAGCACATGAGCATCACTTACGAACGCAACATGGCAGATCCAGCATATCAAGAATGGATCTTTGCTGATGGTCAATATATCGGTGAGATTTATGGTGGTGTTCTCGAAGGATTTGAACTTCGTAAGGTAAAAGAGATCAAACTTGCTGCAGATGCTGCTGCTGTTGATCTTGAAACTATCGCATACTTCGATACAGTTTGCGATGCTAAATCTTTTGTTAATCAAGCAGGACAACTCTGATGAATCCCGACACTTACACTTTCAACGGTGATGCTACTACCTTCCTTGGTTTGGTTGGTGTTGTTTCGACTCTTATTATTCTGGTCACTGCCTATCGTAGGTATTGGAACTCTCCTTATCGTCGTTGAGAATTAACTATGAACATTGATGATCTTCCTATGACTAATGCTGAATATGCAAAGGTCAAGAAACAAGAATACAAACGCAAGAAACTGCAAGAAATTGTAAAGAACAATGCCAAATCTGCCCGAGGATTTGGTTATGACTATCAACCTATTCAATTCCCTAAAAACTGATGAAAACTTCTACTGCTCTTGGCGTTGTATTTGGTGTAATTGTCCTTGCAACTGCTGGACTTCTTTTTGAAGCATGGTTGCTTGGACTGATTCTGTCTTGGTTTAATGTCTCTTTGACCTTTTGGCAGAACTTTGCTATCATTGTTCTTGCTAATCTTATCTTCAAATCTAACGTATCTACAAAATGACACAACAAGATAATACTCTCCGTAATGCTGGCATTATCGGAACCTCATTTATTCTCTCTCTGTTTATCATCAATGCTGTGGTTGGTCCTCTCTATAATGTGTGGGCACAATCTCTACAAGGTAAAGCAGAATTGCAGAAAGCAGAATACACTCGTCAAGTGGCAGTGTTGGAAGCACAAGCAAAGAAAGATTCTGCACAACAACTAGCTGATGCTGAAGTGATTCGTGCTCAAGGTGTTGCCAAAGCAAACCAAATCATCGGCAATTCACTGAAAGATAATCGTGAGTATCTTCAGTATCTTTATATCACTGGACTAGAAGAAGGATCGAACAAAGGTAACGTAACCATCTATGTTCCCACTGAAGGTGGAATGCCTGTGCCCACACTTTCGATGAATAAGTGAACTTAATCATTCACAATTAAACTCATAAAATACTATGATGGGCAGGGGGTTGACTCCTGCCCTTTTCTGTGCCATACTAAAAGCATGAAGAACACACACCTCGAACATCCCGAAGATTCTGTACTGCTGGGCAAGCAATCTGTACAGAATGTTATCAACTTCCTTCGTGATCGCAATTCTACTTGCACGGTGAAATGGGACGGTGCTCCTGCTATTGTGTGGGGCACAAATCCTGAGAATGGTAAGTTCTTTGTTGGTACTAAAAGTGTATTCAACAAGGTAAAAGTCAAGATCAATTACACTCATGCCGACATCGAAAAGAATCACGGCACGAACCCTAAAGTTGCTGGGATTCTCCACACTTGTCTCGAAACTTTCCCGAGATTGGAAGGTGTTTATCAGGGTGATTTTATTGGTTTTGGTGGTACGAATACTTTTACTCCCAATACTATTACTTACACTTTCGATTCCATTCCCAATTCTGCTTCTATTGTGTTTGCTTGTCATACTTCTTATGAAGGTGACACGATGAAGACTTTGGAAGCAAGTTTCGGAGTTCCGTTCTATCTCAAGCACAACTTTATGTCTACTTATTTCGTAAATACTGATGCAATCGTTACCTCCCGTCGTCGTAGAGTTGATTACATTCTTGGTCTTGCAAGTGTGGTTAGCAATTTTGTTAAATACCCTGATGCGAAAGAAGTAGCAAAACTGCAAATTCTGATTAATAAGTGCATCCGTGATAATCGTCCTGTTGATTGTATCTCTGGCAACATGTTGCTGATGTTCAATCTCATCACCAAGGCAAAGGAACTGATCATGGAAGGTATGGAATCTGTTGAGCAGGTTAATGCTGAGATCGTCTACACTGGCATCGAAGTTGTACCTGGACATGAGGGCTTCGTTATGTCTAACCAGTACGGTGCATTTAAGTTAGTCAAGAGGCAGAAGTTCTCGTTCTATAACTTTACTTTGCCTAAGTCCTGGTGACCCATAAGCAACACTGATCGTTCAGGGGTTGACTTTGGCACCGATCCACCCTATCATTACAAAGTAATCGACAGAACACACATGTGGGACGAAATTGCTGACATGCCTGGTGAAATCTTCGACATTACTGAATGGAAGGAGATTGAAGCAGAAAATGAAGAGCCTGGATGGGATCTCTTCGGTTTCGATGATCAATCTAACTGAGAACAAATGACTGTTATTAATCAGCAACACTGGGACACTCTTTATACCAAACTTTACGATGCGTATGAACAGTGTTCTAAGAATTATGATGAGACTTACCGACAATTTATTGGTGAGATTCTCGATCACATGATTAACAACAAACCCTATCTCAACATCAAATGACTTACAAATGTCCTCGTTGTTCTACTAGAGTGAAAGATTGGTCTGGTGATGATCCCAAATGCGGATTTGATGATAATGGTAACTTTCTAGAACACAACTGGAACTGTGCTACTCTCAATGCTCTTCGTGATATTGCAGAAGAGAAGAAAGTGTGGTGTGATGATAACTACATGGCAATCGTAAGTCGTTTTGATGTTGGTCATGGTGTTCTCAGTTGGTATAAACATCGTGGTCAAACTGATGACTTTCGCAATGGTTATTTTGAGAGGGGAACTCTACACTATGCACAACAACTTCTAGGTGATGTAGAACCTGCAATCTACGATCAATGGGCAAACCTTACTGATGAAGATGATGACTGAAACGAGTATTATCAATTACCTCAATCTCACTCAAGAAGAAGAGAACTGCATCATGCTGTTACTCACTGAAGCACGGCAACTTGGTTATCCTAGTAGTAAAGAACCATGGTATCCTGTGATTGATAGCATTGTGAGCAAATATACCAAACGAAAGTATCGCAATCAAACTCGATGAAACTGTTATTTCACAAGGCACCCGAAGGTTATCACTATGAACGCACCGATTTTAAGACTAATATTAGTGCAATTTGGATTGTTAATGACAATCACTTTGACTATTGTGGGTGCTCTGGTGTTAAGTCGATCTGGGGATTCATCAATACCAAGACCAAACAATTTCACGCACCAGTTAATAGTAAGACAGTGGGTAGTGTAGTCAAACTGGAGCAGACTACTTGTTACTCTGCGATGCAAAAGTTAAAAGATAAGCTAACTGAATCAGTCTGATAAGCACTGCTGATCGTTGAGGGGTTGACTTCTGCCCCCAGATGCCCTATTGTATTCACATACCAAGCAAATCACATGAAACTTCGTCATCACCAAGCAGAGATTCTTGATGCTATGAATCAGCACAAGATTGGTCAAATTGTTGTGCCTACTGGTGGTGGTAAAACTCTTTGCATGATCATGAATCTGCTGCAACGTTTTGTGCAGAATCCTGGTCAGGTTGCTGTTGTTGTTGCTCCCCGAATCCTGCTGGCAGAGCAACTCTCCGCAGAGTTTCTGGAGTTTATCACCTCTGCAAATGTGATGCACGTTCATAGTGGTGAAACCCATCACTATTCTACTACCAAATCCGACAAGATTGCGGATTGGGTCACTCAACATGCGGACACCAATCGTATCATCTTCACCACCTATCATTCTCTCGGTCGTGTTGTTGATGCTGGTGTGAATGTGGACGTTGCTTATTTCGACGAGGCACACAATTCTACTCAGAAGAAGCACTTTATCTCTGTTGCTGCTACTTCGATGTCCGCAGATAGCAAGTATTTCTTTACTGCAACTCCCAAACATCACACCAATCCTAATGCTAACGGCATGAACAACGTTAGCATTTACGGAAACGTGATTCACAACGTTCGTGCTCAACATCTCATCGAGACTGGTTGTATCATTCCTCCGAAAGTTGACACCTACAAGGTAGACATTACCCGTGACAAACGCACTGCAGCAGAGGCAGATCGTAATATGATTGTGGATATTCTTGACAC